CATGTTTTAGATGGATTCAAGATTGTGTAACTATAGCGCATATATAATGAATTAACCAAAGAATTGACAATAACGGTGAGAGGATGTCCTGATGGTTCAGTACCAAAGAAGCCCACCAAATCACCATTAAGGTTAACTATAGAAAATGCTATATCATAACCAATGGTCGCAATTTGCAATAATTCACTTTCATCAAAACCAGCTTCACGATGAATGTTAATCATAATTTCAAAGGAAGCCAATATAATATCAGCTATCATACGTTTATCATACTTGCCATAATCACCAGCAATAATACGATCATCTCCGTGTTTGGTGAGATACTTGTGAATCTCACCCCATTCTGTTGATTGACACACCGTTCCTGGCCCAGCTTCAAATATGAGCTTATTCTTCTGCACCAAACGCACAAATGAAAGTAAGCGCGAACGTACCACAAGAGACCAATCGATTGGTGCACCAGTGAATAAACGAGTTTTCTTCAAGGCAATCTTTTCCAATGCAGTAGCCTCATCTTTCAAATGACCGGTGAAGATTGGAAATGCTCGTTGTCCGACTTCATAGCGACCAATAATGGCCTCATAACGCCACCAAATTTCATTGGTGAACGTAATTTCATCCATGTTGTCCGGATTATTCGTGGAACGAACATACTTCTTCTTTGAAGTGTTCCACGGAAAACCCATGGAACTAGAAACATTGATACGATCTAAAAATGGAACACCAGGTATACCATTTATGGTCTCAATGCGATTCAAGAAAAATAACTCATCTTTCCACCCTGGAGGCAAAGAAATCAAGATATCTTTGGTAAATTCATTTACACAATGTTTAAGTATAGATGAATCAATCACTATTGGTGGTTGAACCATTTCAACAACATTCTTTCTCCAAGGTTCCCAACCAGCCATAGCTGGTTGTCCATAATTATTTACTATATTAAAATGAGTTTTAAACTCATCTGATAATATAGTCTCACGGACAGTGCTTTTGGGCAAAACACGGGGTATGTTCAAAGAACCATATATTTCAGCTGTGCCTTTCTCAATATACCTAAATACGCTCTTGTGGTGAAGAGAAACAATAGGTATAGGGTGATCACCAGAAGCTTCCATACTCATGTCAGGGCCATAACTGCCTTGTATATTGTATGGTAAGATACATTGTTTGTTCAATTCAGTGATCATATCTATAAGACTTGATTTTTCTATATGAACAAATCCTGCTTGAAAACCCTCCCCAAAAGTGTGCATGCCGGCAATAACAGGTCCACGCGGTCCATGATTCACAAGCATACTTCCACAGTCACCTGCTTTTGTAACATATTGTGAATGGGCCATGTAGGCATCCAAACTGCGGTCTAAGGCATGCAAATGCATATTATGACGGGCTACGAGTGCTCGTTCAACACGAAGAGTGCAACATCCATCACCTGTTCTTTGAAGAACAACAGCTTTGGAAATATTGCCAAAAGATGAACCCCAATATTTGAGTATATCTTTCTTAGGCGGAAGTGAATTAGCTTTAAAGATAGCACCGTCAATTGCAAAATCTCGGACTATATCCTTACTAGTCAAACGCATTCGCAAATTACCATTCACACCCGTAACAGTCAATCCCGCTATGATATCAATGGTAAATTCATCGATATCCGTTGGTAAGGAGTGGTTGTTAACAAGTATAATATTGTTTGTTAAAATAATTCCTCCCGTGTTAATGATTTTCGGTAAGCCCATACGTTTATAACGAATATTGAGCCTAACAATATTTTTAGAATAAAGTTCCCTAATTTCTTCAGCAGTTAAATGTGATTTACACAAAGCAGCGTGGGGCACTTCAAAAGTGGCTGTTTCCACATTGGAATTATACCACACATTGGAGCGTTCTTCACGCGCTACCTTAGCTTTTAAGGCCTCAAATCTATCAACTTCACCTTGCATTACATAGTCATCGTAACCAGGATCAACTTGATAATCATCTTCTGGTATAGTTTCCTCTTCACCTTTCTTCCTAGGTGCGAGGGTATGTTTTAGAAAAAGTACGACTAGACCCAGTGTTGCTACAAAGAATAACCACTGTTTGTTATCACATATGCGTTTAGCAAAACTACTTTGAACCCGTATAAAATTAGACCGAGAATAGTATTTACTAAGGTAACGTGTTGTAACATACCGGATCAACTTGTATCTTCCAAGATACATGTTCACACGTATAAAATAATCACAAGCAGCTAAAGCCATCCAAAAACGCCACCACGATCCAGTAACGGCGCCTATCATAAAGGAATAAACACGCCACCAGAAAAATTCTTGGCTCTTGGATTGAAGCTCCATAACACATTGACAATGCTTGA